TGCCCACCGACGCGACATCTACCTGACTGTCCTGCACCAGAATTTCATGGCCGGTGGCCGGGTTCAGCGCGCGGTCGGCGCGCCAATGCGAATCTGCGCCCACAACTGCTTCGTGTCGGGCACGATCCACGACGATTCCGTTGACATCCTCGAGAAGGTCAAGGAGGCTTTCCTGACGATGCGAATGGGAGGCGGGATCGGATACGACTTCTCGACCTTGCGCTGGCGCGGCGCGTTCATCAAGTCGCTGCGATCCACGGCGTCGGGCGCCGTTTCGTTCATGCAGGTCTACGACGCGAACTGCAAGACCGTGCGATCAGCGGGAGGCCGTCGAGGCGCTCAAATGGCGGTCCTGCGCGTCGACCATCCGGACATCATCGAGTTCATTGACGCAAAGACCATTGCATCGGCAGACGACGTCGCAAAGGCGACCATGCTGATCAACATGAAACGGTCAGAGCTCGAGGCTGAGGTTGACGCAGCCTCGAAAGCTGCCGAAGAAACAAAGGATACCGACGAGTACGCAGCCAAGTCAGTCGTTGCTATCGAGAATCGCAAACGCCTTTACTACTTCAACGAACTGGCGCCGTTCATGCTCGACATGGCTGAAAAGGTTTCTATCCAGAACCGGCTTTCAGCCTTCAACGTGTCGGTAGCCATCACCGACAAGTTCATGACCGCCGTCACTAAGGACGGCGATTTTGATCTGGTTTTCGACGGCGAAGTTATCCGCACGGTACGCGCCCGCGACATCTGGGAAAAGCTCATGAAGGCGACGTGGGACTGGGCCGAACCCGGTGTCCTGTTCATCGACCGGATCAACGAGATGAACAACCTCGCCTACTGCGAGTACATCGCCGCAACGAACCCGTGCGGCGAGCAGCCACTTCCTCCTTACGGCGCCTGCCTCCTGGGATCGTGGGCCCTGCCGAAATACGTTCGACACCACGGCGGGAAATACCACTTCGACTACGAGGCGTTCAAGGCCGACATTCCTGGGATCACCAGGATGATGGACAACGTGATCGACAACGCGCTATATCCCCTGCCGGAGCAGGAGAAGGAAGCGAAGAGCAAGCGACGGATGGGCCTGGGCGTCACAGGTATGGCGAACGCCATCGAGGCGCTGGGAGCGCCTTACGGGTCGGAAGAGTACATCGAACACCAGAGCAAAATCCTGCGCGTCCTGGTGAACGAAACCTACCGCGCATCGGCTCTCCTCGCGAAGGAGAAAGGCCCGTTCCCGCTCTATGATCCCGAGCTGTTCCTGGAAAGCAAGTTCATCCAGAGCGGCATTTTCGATGAGGACGTCCTTGACCTGATCAAGGAGCACGGGCTGCGCAACTCGCACCTGATTTCCATTGCACCAACGGGCACGATCTCGCTGACGGCGGACAATATGTCGTCTGGTATCGAGCCGGTCTTCGCTTACGAAAGCGGCCGCGAGATCATCAACCAGGATGGCGTGACAAAATCCTACGTTGAGATCAGTGACTATGGCGTTCGCGAGTTCGGTGTCAAAGGTGTTCGCGCAGACGAGCTGACCGTCGACCAACACGTCGCAGTCTACACCGCCGCCCAGGTTTATGTTGACTCGTCTATTTCCAAGACGATCAACGTGGGACCGGGCGTCACCTTCGAAGAGTTCAAAGGCGTCTACATGAAGGCGTGGGCGTCGGGCGCGAAAGGCTGCACCACGTTCAGGATCGACGGTAAACGGTTCGGGATCATGAAGTCGCTTGACGACGTTGCGGTACCCGAGCATGAACTTGCAGACGGAGCAGCCTGCATGTATGATCCGGCTACTGGTATCCGATCCTGCGAGTAGGGAGGACGTTATGGCGAAAGCATGCGGACCGTTCAAAGGCGGTCGCAAAGGTGGAGGCCGCAAATGAGCGGCGAGGAGCGCGTCCTGTCACGTTGGGCGCGCTTCTCCATCGCCCTAAATAAAGCCCGCGGGTGCAAGTACCCGCACTTGACACTATCCGGTGAGCTTTGGCTCACTAATAGTCGGCTGCATAAGGTGGTCGACGTCGCGTTCTTCCTGACGATTAGGGAACGTGATCATTGCAGAAAGCAGTACATAGCCTATGGCACGGTCGATCAACGAAAGGTTCCTTGACTTCCAGGTAGCGCAGCAGGTGCGTTGGCTGAAGGTCGGTAACCGCGACGTCAAAGAGGCGCTCAAGCTCCTGAAGGGGCTCGAGGCGCAGGTCGCCGCCATGGTCAATGCGAACGTCCTGGGTGACGAGCGTTTCACCACTGCGCGTTTAAACGCACTGCAGGCCCAGACCGCCAATTTGATCGACGCATGGTCGCAGCGATTGACGCCCATGCTGGAAAAGAACAACCTCGACGCCATGAAGGCAGCAGCCGACCTCGAGGCGGACGCCTTCAAGCGAATGCTGCCCGCGGGCCTCGACGTCACGACACCCAACCCAGGCGTCCTGCAAGGGGCTGCGACGTCAACCTCGTTCCAGGGCGCGACGACGGCAGCTTGGGCGAAGGATTTTGGTACCTCGTTGAACCGCACGACCTGGACACGGATCAACGAAGGCATCCTCGCTGGCGAGACGTCTGATCAGATCACGCGAGGCCTGATCGGCACGCGATCCCAGCAGTTCAAGGACGGCGCGTTGCAGCCTCGACGACGCGGCCTTGAAACGCTCGTCCGGACGTCCGTCAATCACTCGACGAACCAAGGCCGTCAGCAGGTGTGGGAAGCCAACAAGGGACTGATCTCTAGCGTTCAGTGGGTTTCGACGCTCGACACGAGGACGACACCGATCTGCCAGCAGCGAGACGGCAAGGTTGGGCCCGTCGATCAATCGGGCGACTGGGTGCAGCCTTCGGGCACCGATCCCCTCGATCCGCCCTTCGCACGTCCCCCGGCGCATCCTAACTGCCGCTCGACCACGGTCGCGATCACGAAGTCCTGGAAAGAGCTCGGCCTGAACGGGACCGACCTGCCTCCTGCAACCCGTGCGAGCATGAACGGGCAAGTGCCTGCGTCAACGACCTACTACGAGTGGCTACGACGTCAGAATCCTTCGATCCAGAAGGAGGTCCTCGGCCCTACCCGTTTCGATATGTGGAAAGAGGGCGGCGTCAAGCCGGAGCGGTTCGTCAACGACAAAGGTGACCTGCTGACGCTCGATCAGATAACAGGCAAAGCGACGCCTCCTGCGCGCATCACGACCGCCGCCGAAATGGTCGCCTACAACGAGACGACGCTGCCGCAACGCAAGGTGCTGCAAAGTGACCTGCTGGTCGCGACCAACACTTTAAAAGAAGCTAAAGGCAACCCTGACCTCGAACGCGCGACGGGTCCGGCGGTGTTCAAGGCGCGCACTGCGTTGACCGAGTACAACAAACTGGCGAAGAAGGATGCCTTAGAAAAGCTCTACGGCGACTGGGACATTTCCGGGTCGGTGTTCACGACCAAGGTTGCTGGGGCGCGAATGGCGCAGGCAGACGAGTTCGTGCGCAACCTGGTGCACCCTAGTCGTCGTCCGAAGGTGTCGGTCGAGGTCGCAGCCCGCCACAAGCGGCCCTACTACGTCGATGGTCAAATCCATGTAAACAAGAACACGACGCCTGGCGTGATCAGTCACGAGATCATTCACGCGATGGAAGACGATCCTGCAATCCTCAAGAAGACTCGCGCGTTCTTGAACAAGCGGACAGCGGGAGAATCTCCCGTCAAATACCAAGGCGAGGATGTGCTGAAGGACAAGTGGACAGCGAAAGGCGGGACCGATTACACAGGCAAGCTCTACCGCGAGGCTACCGAGGTGCTGACGACGGGAGTCGAACGCCTGATCGCCGACCCGGTGTCGTTCGCTACGCGGGATCCAGAATTCTTCGACTTTGTGATGGGGATATTCCATGCCAAGATTTGAGCTATACCTACCAGAAGCCACCTACGAGGTGGAAGTCGACTCGCAGATGGAATTCGACTGCGAAGTGATCGAGATCGCCGAGTACCTGCAATTCCACTTTGATCAGTGGTACGGGTCGAACTATCACAAGACGCTCGAGGCGGCAGTCGTCTCGTTCGTCGAAACCAAAGAAGCCGTGTGGCTCGAAGAGCTGCCGGTACCAGAAACCAAAGACGTAGAAGGACGCGTATACTGATGCCTAGCAAATTACCATCGACGCAGATCTGGAAACGCGCAGCCACCATGCTGGGTTGCGACGAACCTTCGATCCGTGCGGTCTTCGAGGTCGAGGCCTCAGGCAAGTTTTTCTGGGAGGGCAATAGACTTCCCCAGCGGTTCGAGCCGCACCACTTCCCACGCAAGTACTGGCACGAGATCGGCTTCAATCCCGGTGGGGTTGCCGCCTGGCGAGCTTCCTTGAAGATCAGCGCACGCAATCGCGTTGCGATGTATAAGCGCGCCCACAAGATCGACGAGGAAGCGGCCTATCGTGCGACGTCGTGGGGCGCTCCGCAGATCATGGGTTTCAACCACGTCGCTGCAGGATACGAAACGGCGCGGGATATGGTCCTTTCTTTCCGGGAGAGTGCGGACAAGCAGATCATGGGTTTCGTGGCCTTCGTTCAATCCTCACGTCAGTTGACCGCGGCGATCAGGACCCAGGACTGGCTTTCGTTCGCAGCAGGGTACAACGGGTCGGGGCAGGCGCCGAAGTACGCCGGCCTGATCGAGTCGGCTTACCGTAGGCATTCAGGAGGCGTACCGTCGTCCCCTGTCCTGCGCCTCGGGTCGAAAGGTGATGCTGTCGCAGCCTTGCAGATTCGATTGAATGAGCTGGGTTGGGATATCGTCGTGGACGGTCATTTTGGTGTTGCGACGAAGAACTCTGTTATCGGTTTCCAGCGGGAGAGGGGTTTGGTCTCCGATGGCGTCGCAGGCGGGCGCACGTTTGCGGCCCTTGCGAAAGACACGGGAAAGATCATCGTAGACGAGGCTGACCAGAAGCCGACCCACGAAGACGCGGTAGTCGACAAGATCAAGGCTCAGGGCCCTGTGCTTGCGACTGCTGGTGCAGCCCTCGCAGGGGCGTCCCAGTTAAACGACAATGCGCAGGTGCTGCTGATTGGCGGCGCGGTTCTTGCGCTCCTTGCAATCGTCGCCTTTTTCGTTCTTAGAAAAAAGAAGGACTAGCATATCATGACTCGTGCAATCACGATCAGCGGCCTGACCGCGCTCTTTTTCATCGTCGCAGCGGCAATCCTTTTCGTCCCGCAAGACACTGCCCGTGCAGGGGAGCCGTCGACCACCGGATTCGTCCCGAAACTCGACCTGTGCTGGATTCCTGCAGAGAAGACAGAGCACTTCTGCCTCCGCAAGTTTTCGCCGCCCGTACCGACACTCGCCGCGTGCCTCGCGAAGCAGGAAGAAGGTGCGTATATGTTCACCATGCTGATGAGTCAGCGACTTCCTCCAGAAGCTGAAATCGAAGTCAGGATGGTGGGTTGCGAGAATCCGGGAACCAAAACCTGATTTTCTGGATAAGGGAGTTGTGACGTCGTGCACTCGATGCTCGACGTCGCAGCCTCGACCCGATAGGATTCTGTCGTCGGGAGCAGCAATGCTCGACATGGGGCTAAATGCAAAGCCAACATAGCCTTCCACGCGAGTCACGCACCCGAACGCAAAAGCCGCCCTCATGGGGCGGCTTTTGTCGTTTCAGGGTCTGCGATATCACCATGGGCAATCGTCGAAGTCGCGACCGTATTCTGCACGACGTTCAAGCATCGCGGCGAACGCCTGCGAGCCATCCTCGTCCGGGATGTGCTCATCGTCGTAGTAGCTGCCTTCGTCGACCAGCTCCTCGTAGGTGAGCGCGGCTGCCATCGTGCAAGACTCGACCGTCGAAAAGGCCATCGTGCGGGACAGGCCGAAAGCGCGGATCGTGACCTTCGGACCTTCGCCAGGGAAGTTCGTGATCAAGCCGACGTCGGTGCCTGCACCGTCGAGGACGTTCCAGATGACCGGGCAGTTCGGTTCGCGAGCGAAGTGGATTTCGTGAAGGTTGTTCATGTCGGTTTCTCCGTTGATGGGTTGCGACGCCGCGGGCTGCGACGTCGCGGGATTGATCAGGCGCGGTGATCGCGAGCGTAGTTCATCGCCCAAACGAGCGCCTCGGATTCGGATGCGACGTCGTTAGCCTCGAAGATCGCCGCGAGGTCTGCGATGGTGAAGGTCGCGACGAGCGCCATCCCGTTGTCGGATGCGGCGCAATCGTTTGCGAAGGTGTTGACGGTGCGGGCCATGTCGGTGTAGTTGATCATCGTTTTTCTCCGTTGTTCGTCGTTTCGATGATTTGACACTACGCGCTAGAATAGCGCAGGTCAACACCTTTCTGCAAAAAGATTTCCCGGGGGCCGAAACCCCCGGGCGTTCGATCAGACCTCCGTCAAGGTGATGTTATCGTTCGAGGCGCGTTCGATCAGGTAGAACTTGCCGTTGAAGCGAACCTTCTGGCCCAGGTAGGCGGCTGCCAGTGTTTCGTGGGCGCGGGGGTCGGAGGTGAGCGACGCGCCTTTGCCGTAGGCGTAAACCTCACCGGCTTTGTTGCCCCACGAGTCGTCCTTGTCGTAAACGCCGAGACCGAAGTGCTTGAACATCGTGCCGTGGTTGCGCGTTTCGAATGCAACGGCGATTCCGGGAGTCGCTTGACCCAGGTGACGGCCGCCCTTGTCAACGGTGATTGGGTTGGCTTCGTCGTCGGTCGAGGCGAGGTATGTGAAGGCCGGGTAAGTGATCATCTCGAAACCGTTGTTGAAGTCTGTGATTTCGGCGTTCCGGAAGTCTTTGTTTGCTGCGTTGGTCATTTTCGTCTCCGTTGTTTGCGTTGTTCGTCGTTTCGATGATTTGACACTACGCGCCCTCGGAATGATCGTCAACACCTTATTTTTCGAATAACCGATTTATTTTTCGCCCCACAACTCGCTTGCACGAAACACCTGCCGCCGATTAGCTTCCATTCGTCAAGGTGGCGGGTGTCCCGCGACCACCCCAATGGCAGAGCCAGAGGACCACTATATGCCCGATCCGAATAACCCTGACGATGGAGGCGCCGGCGGCGCTGCTATCGACGCAAGCAATCCCGAAGTCCAGACCTTGATCGCAGCAGCGGTCAAAGAAGCCACGACCGGCCTGGCGGCGAACAAGGAAGAGATCCTCGCCGAAAAGAAGGCCCTTCAGGCGCAAATGGACGAAATGGGCGAGACCTGGAAGGGGCTCGATCCCGAGGCGGTTCGCAATATCATGAACCGCATGGAAAACGACGAGGAGACCAAGCTCCTCGCTGAAGGCAAAATGGACGAGGTGATGGCACGCCGCACCGAACGCCTGCAGGCCGATCACCAGAAGCAGGTGGACGCGCTGACGGCGAGCTTGGCAGAGCGTGACGCGCTGCTCGAGCAAGGACAAGGCCAGGTGAAGCGCCTGACTGTCAGTACCAGCTTGCAGAAGGCAGCTGCTGACCTGGGCGTCCATTCGACCGCGTTCGACGACGTGTTGCACCGCGCCATGAGCGTGTTCGAAATCGACGACGGCAAGCCCATCGTCAAAGAGAACGGCGCGACCGTTTTCGGCAAGGACGGCAAGAGCCCCATGTCACCGGCGGAGTGGCTCGAGGCGATGAAAGAAACGGCGCCGCACTGGTTCCCAGCACCCTCGGGTGGTGGAGCAGGTGGCGGGGCTGGCGGCGGTAAGGGCGCGCATCAAATCACGCGGGAGCAAGCGCGTGACGTGGCCACTTACCGGGCAGCACGAGAAGCTGCTTCGAAAGCAGGCGTGCCACTTCAGATCGTGGCAGCGTCCTGAACCAGACCCGCGCCTAGGCGCGGTGTACTTTAACCGCGCCTAGGCGCAGCCTTGAAAGGATAAGGCCCATGTCCAACGTCGTTGGCAACTATAACCCGGAATTCTACGCCCAGGAAGCGCTGATCCAGCTCTTCAAAGGCCTGGGAATGGCCGGCCGCGTTCACCGTGGAGCTGAAGACGAACGCAACTCGTCCGGCAACAAGCTGGGTGACACGATCAACCTCAAGCGGCCGACGAAGTTCACCGCGGCCGAGCACGTCGCAGGCGTTGGCTCGACCACGCAGGACGTCGTGGGCGAGAACGTCTCGATTGCGCTGAACAGCCACCAGGAGGTCAAGTACGCCCTGACCGACCGGGAGCTGGCGTACTCGTCGGAGCAGATCATCACCGACCATATCACGCCGGCTGCTTACGCACTGGCTGACAAGATCGACCAGGACCTTCACGTTCTGGGCGCTTCGGTCGGTCCCAAGGCGATCATCGCAGGTACCGCGGATTCCGGCTTCATCACCGGCCCGCGTAAGGTGCTGCGCGACAACGAAGTGCCGATGAGTGCAGGCATGCTCCACTACCTCGTGGATTCGGGCATCGAAGCGGCCTTCCTGGACCTGGGCATTTTCCACGAGGCCCGCATCACCGGCGACGGCTCAAACACCGCCGCCCTGATGAACGGCTCGCTGGGCCAGCGTTTCGGCGTCGAAGTGTTCGCAACCCAGAATGCCGACGTCGCAGTCTCGGCCCTGACCTCGACGGCCACCGCATCGGATGACTCCGGTGACTCGGCCGGTACGGTCAACGGCGAAGTTCTGGCAAACGTCGCTTCGATTGTCGCTGCCGGCTTCACGCTGGTCGAGACCGTCCAGATTGGCGACACGTTCAGCGTCGCTGGCGATCCCACCGTCTACACCCTGACCGCGAACACCACGTTCTCGTCGGGTGCGGGCACGCTGACGTTCTACCCAGCACTGCGCCGGACTGCTGCAAACTCGGCCGTGATCACGTTCAACCTGTTGGACGCCGTCGAGGAAGCTGCGCACATCCGCAACCTGATGTTCCACCGCAATGCGTTTGCGCTGGCCTTCGCACCCCTGCCCATGACCGGTGACGGCCGCGGCGCAGAGATGGCGACGGTCACCGACGAGATCAGCGGCCTGTCGGTCCGTGCTCGTATGTGGTACGATGGTGCGACCGCGACCAACTTCGTCGCGCTCGACGCTCTGTATGGCACCCAGGTCCTCGACCCGATGCTTGCAACCCGCGTCCTTCGCGCCTCGACGGTCTATCCTTCGTAGGCTGATTGACTACTTGACGGGCCTCGCGGGGCCCGTCAATTCCCACCCGACCCCCATTCAAACAACGAGGCAATCATGGCTAAAGACATGACGACGTATCCCGTCCAGAAGGACGGCAAGTTTCTGGGCTATGCCGATGCCCGGCAGATCGCCCGCAACCCGGCCCTGTCACTCTACGACGAGTCGAAGGCGAAGACCATCCAGCAGGAAGCCGAGATCAACGCCGCGCACGAAGCCGAGATCGCAGCGAAGGCCGAAGTCGCGAAGGTCGCAAAAGCCGGTGGCGCAAACGCCGGGGCGGTCCGCAAGGGTCCTGCTTCCAAATAAGGAGGCGGGATGATGGACGAGCCAACAGTCACGCTGACGGGCCCTGAGCTGAAAAAACTCATGCAGGAAGCAGTCGAGGACGCCTTCGTAAAGATGGGCATCGACATTGCTGACCCGCTCGAAATGCAGCGGGACTTCCAGCACCTTCGTGAGTGGCGAGTAGCAGTTGCTGCAATGCGCAATCGTGGCATGTTCACCGTCATGACAATCGCCTTGGCAGGTATCGCGGGAGCAATGTGGTTGGGTTTCAAGATCATGGTGCAGCAGTCATAAGGATGATGGTTTGGCTATTCAGTACACTGATCTGGAAGTTGCATCGTGCTATCAGGACAACCATCAATCCATTCGAGCTACCGCCCGCGTATTGGGCATTTCCAGGGGCGCCGTCAAATCGGCGCTCCTGCGGGCGCAGGACGAGCACAACGTCAGATTTGACAAGCCCCTTTCCGGTGGTGTCGTCAAGCCTGACGCCCCTCGAGTTCTACCACTGCCGAAGAAGGGCGAAGTCACTCGCTACTTGATCACGTCGGCGCAGAACAACACCGACGTCCACGAGGGCTTTTTTGACAACCTCCTTGCTTATGCTGAATGGGTCAAGGCCGAGATCATCGTCGGCACCTTTTCCTACAATCGCGCGGCCTACTCGCAGAAGGCAACGAAGCGCAGCCTGGGACCAACAGACGACGACAAGGCCCACGACTGGTACTCGCCTACGCTCGAACCTTACATCCGCGACGAGTCCTTGCAGCTCGCCCCCAGCCTGATCTGGTGCGGCGAATTGAACATCCTACCAACGGCGAAACGACCCCTTTCCGATCTTCAAACCTACGCCGGTTTGAACTCGACGATTTTCCCCCATACGAAATTTGCGCTGCAATCAGTGGCTGGGACAAAGGCCGATGGCGCCAAACTGACGTATACCACGGGCTGCGCGACACTCCTCAACTACATCAAAAAGAAGGCTGGCCTTCAAGCCGAATTCCATCACTCCTACGGCGCCCTGATCGTCGAGGTCGATCATGAAGGCTGCTGGTTCGTGCGGCAGTTGAACGCCGACACCTGCGGGTCATTCTATGACATCCCGATTGGGACGGGCGCCGTTCGCGTTCACCGCGGTCAGGTTCGCGACGATCCCGAAGGCGTCGAGGCGATCAACTGGGGCGACACTCACACCAGAGTGATCGACCCAGAGCAAGCAGCCCTCGCGTTTAAACAGGGAGGCATTCTTGACTCCCTGCGACCCGTGCACCAGATTCACAACGACGTCCTCGACTTCGCGGTGAAGCAGTCGCACCATGATCGGCACAACCCGCACTCTCGAGCACGAAAGGCCGCTAAAGGTTGGTCGAATATTCGGGAGGAGATCGACGAGGTTCGCCAACTCCTGGACACCGCTCGACGCGAGTGGTGCACCACGGTCATTGTGGAGTCGAACCATGATCGACACCTTGACCGCTGGCTCGCTGAAACCGACTATCGACACGACGACACCAACGCGGTGTTTTTCCTAGAGTGCGAGCTGGCTTTCAGGAAGGCGATTGCCGAGGATCCTGATCGCTCGTGGTCGCACCTGCACGAGGCATTGATCCGACTCGGCCTGACCACGGACGATTTGTTCCTGGGTGTCGATGATGGCTTTGTCCTTTGCGCGGAAGACGGCTCGGGCGGAATTGAATGCAGCCTGCACGGCGACGTTGGCCCCAATGGCTCGCGCGGCACACCGTTGGGCCTGTCGAAAATGGGTAGGCGTGCCAATACTGCACACACCCACTCTGCTTGCATAATTGACGGGTTATATGTCGCAGGCACGATGGCCCAGCTCTCCCAGGATTGGAACACCGGTCCATCGTCATGGACGCACTCCCATATCGTGACCTATGCGAATGGCAAGCGAACGATCATCACCTGCTATTCCGGGAAGTGGCGAGCGGGTCCTTAAAAAACAAATAACCGACTTATTGCAAGTCCTTTTCAATCGTTGATTAAAGGTGGCGGCCACCTTAGGATCCTTCCTGAAAGGATTCCCGCATGGCTTTGACTATCGGTACAGACGCCTATGTCTCCCTGATCGACATTCGCGCCTACTGGCTCGCCCGTGACGCGACGGCTGGTCCCGCATGGGCTGCGCTGGCGGACGCGACGGCGGAAATCCATGTCCGCAATGCGACCGACTACGTTGACCGCAACTGGGACTACATCGGTGACGTTGCGACCTCGACGCAGCGCCTGAAATGGCCGCGCAAGTATGCCGAGGTCGAAGGCAACACGTTGTCCGATTCTGCGATCCCGTGGCAGATCGAGGAGGCGACGTCGATCATCGCTGACCTCGAGCGTTTAGGTACGGTCGACCTGCGAGGCATCGTCACGGATTCCGAGGCTGCAATCTCCATGCAGAAGGTTGACGTGATCACTGTCCAGTACGACAACTCCCGCCGCCTCCTGGGCGCTGATATCCCGACCCACGTCTACAAGCTTCTCCGGCCGCTGACGCTGGGCCAGGGTGGGCTGGTTCGAGCATGAGCTTTTTCAGCGATCTACGCGACGACACGGCAGGGCCTCTCATCATCGAGTTCGGTCAGGCGGCGACCTATGTTTTCGAGGCTGATACGGCGTACGATCCGTCCTCGGGCGAGTTCGAATATCCCGACGCGCAGGAAACGACAGTTTACCTGCTCGACCTGCCGATCAAGTCGCATGACTTTTCCGATGAATTGGTCGCGGCTGCTGATCGCAAGTTCCTGGTATCGGCACAGCAGTTTGCCGCTGCGAGCGTCGTCCCTGTCGTCAATTCGCATATCCTCCTTTACGGGAAGCGGCATATGATCCTGGGGATCAATCCTGTCGGTCCTTCGGGCGAGGTTGTGATCTACAAAATGGCGGTGACAAGTGCCTAGGGGATTGACGCCAACAGAGTTTGCCATCGACCTCGAGCGGTTCGGCGACACGACAAGGGAGCAGGCGAAAACGATCTTCCAGAAGATCACGCTCGACCTCGACCGTGCCGTTGTACTGGCCACTCCTGTCGATACGGGACGGGCGCGTGGGAACTGGTTCCCGTCGCTGCAACGTCCTAGCAGTCGCGTCAAGGATGACGTCGAGGACAAGACGGGTCAGTCTGCGATCAACGCCCAGGTGGGTGTTGTCAATCGTGCGAAACTGGGAGACACACTCTGGCTGACCAACAACCTGCCCTATGTCCTCGTCCTCGAGAATGGGTCGTCGAAGCAGGCGCCAATGGGCATGGTTGACTTTAACCTCGAGCGGGTCGCGCAGCAGTATGGAGGCAAGATTCAGCGATGAGCATTTCGCAGGTTCATGCAGCCATCAGGGTCCGGTTCAATTCGGTCTGGACTGCCAGGACGCCGATCCATTGGCCTAACACGCCTTTCGACACGCCTAGCGCCACTGAAATACTGGGCGAGGCTTGGTGCCGTATTTCGATCACAGCGACGGGCGCTCAATGGGCGTCCTTTGGTGATCCCGGGAACAACACGGAGCGGACGTCAGGCGTCGTCACGGTGCAGATTTTCACCGAGGCGGGCACCGGCACGAATGAGTCGTTGACCCTTGCGGAAGTTGCTGTCGCAGCCTTTCGAAATTACGAGGACACTGTTTCTGGGACTAGGTTTTTGGTACCTCCTAGTGTGCGCCAGATCGGAGTTGACGGAAAATGGTATCAAACCAACGTCGTTTCGCCCTTCATCGCTGACGACTACACCTAGAAAGGACCACGCCAATGCCTGATTTTGGCACATCCAATCGCGTTGCGTTGCGCCAGATCCCTGAGGTGACCTGGGGCACGACGCCGACCACGCCTACGCTCGATGCTGTTCGGTTCACGGCTGAAAGCCTGAACTACAACGCCAATTTTGTGACGTCCGAGGAAATCCGCGCCGACCGCATGACGCCCGATACCGTTCAGGTGTCGTCGCAAGGCGGCGGTGACATTTCGGGCGAGCTGTCTTATGCTACCTACGACGATTTCATCCAGGCCGCACTGTACGGTACCTGGACGACTGCCGCGTCGGCCGAAGGTGCTCAGACTGACATTTCGATCACGAAGACCGGCGGCACGCCGAACACCTGGACCATTGACTCCGCCGCCTTGGCTGACTTCAGTGACAACTCCTTCGTAGTCGGTCAGTTCGTTCGCGTCACCGGCTTCACGGTCGCGGGCACGTTCTACGCGCAGATCACGTCCATCGCCGCCCTGTCGCTGGGTATCGCTCCGATGACCGACGTCGCGTCGGAAGTGGCTGGCGATTCCGTCGTTGTCACGCCCCTCGACTACGTTCGCAATGGCACGACCAAGCGCTCCTTCACGATCCAGAAGGAGTTCGGTGATCTCGCAACGCCGGAGTTCTGGAATTTCACGGGCGCCCGTATCGCGACCTGGGACCTCGAACTGACCACGGGTTCGATCCTGACCACCTCCTTCGGCGTCCTCGCCAAGGATGCGGTGATGACCGAAAGCCAGTTCGGCAGCGCGACGTTGAATGCCGCAAACACCAACACGGTGATGAACGCGGTCGACAACATTGCGTCCATTGTCTTCGATGGTGACCCGGGGAGCTCAACCTTCTACTTCAACTCGCTGTCGATCAGCTTGGACAACGCACTGCGCGGCCAGGAGGCCGTTGGTACACTCGGCCTGATCGGTGTCGAGGCGGGACGTATCAGCCTCACGGGCAACGTGGAGTTGTACTTCGAGAACAGCTCGCTCCTGGACAACTTCCGGGCTGCGACCGCGTTCTCGATCTCGTTCCTCGCGCAGGATGCGGCAGGCAACTCCTACGTCGTCACCATCCCGCGTGCGAAGTATACGTCCATGGAAATTGTCGCCGGTGGCAATGACCAGGACATTTTCGCTTCCGCCCAGTTCGAGGGCATCATCAATACTGCTGGTACCTACCAGTACCAGATCAGCCGGATCGACGCCTAGCGCGTCGGCGCGCGACGGTGTCGGGTCGTCGCGCGCACCTTCTTTTTCTGTTGCACCTTATCGGTAAGGCGGGTACTATCCCCGCCTTACTGAACCAGGAGCGAAAATCCCGATGACCGAACTCAAATTCGACCTCAACGACTTCAAAATGGACAAGGCTGCGATCAAGGCCGGTGTCTGGATCGACATGGGCGGCGGCGCGCGCTTCAAGCTCGCCTCGTTCGACAGTCCCGAGTTCACGGACGCCTTCCGCAAGGCGACGAAACCTTACACCGATCTGAGCAAGGAAGTTCCTGAAAAGGATCAGGAAACGATCATGTGCCGGACGATGGCGACCCACATCCTTCTCGACTGGGAGAACGTGTTTGACGGTGACGAGCCGCTGCCGTACTCGACCGAGGAAGCCTTCCGCGTACTGCTCGAACTTGAACGGGTGCGGACCCGCGTGATCACGGAAGCGCAGAAGCTTGACAACTTCAAGGCTGCGGCCCGTGAGGCGACCGAGGGAAACTAGCCGCCTGCATCCGGTGGGAGGCCGATTATGGCGACCGGGTGCAGATCATGGAAACGATGGCGAAGCGCAGCGGGAAAGCTCCTGTTGCGCTTGCCGAACGGCCCTACCCGACGCGGCACTCTGCACCTTATTTAGCTGCTTTCAAAAGGTTGCATACTTCGCGTATGATAGCAGGTAATGGTGTCCCCTGCGGAATTGCGATCAGCGAGATCGAGTCATATGCCAGGATGTTCGGTTTCGATACGATGGCCGACAGGTTCGATCTGATGCACTATGTCCGACATTGCGACGATGTCTGGATGAACGAAGTCAAAAAGCGGAGCTCGAAAAAGACGAATGCCCCAGCAGGAAAGCACACTCCGCGTAGGCGTTGATTCCGGCCCTATGGTGTCCGGCGCCCGCAAGGGTGAGAAAGCGCTTGAAGGCTTGGGCAAGGCCGGTCGGGGTGTAGGCAAAACTTTCGACACCTTGAGTAGCCGAACCAACGTCCTTCGCGGCGCGTTCGCAGCTCTGGTCGCCGTGGGCGTCGTGTCGTTCTTCAACAAGGTGCTGAAGGCCGCGGACGACTTCGAAACGAAGATGGCCGAAATCTCGACCCTGGTCGACGCCACCACGTTTAAATTGGGCAAGCTCGAGGCTGCGATCTTGAAGCAGTCGACGGCCTTTGGTTCGCCTGCACTCGAGCAGGCCGCTGCATCCTACCAGATCATCTCCGCAGGCGCATCGACGGCTACCGAAGCGATGGAGCTCTTGACCGCGGCTAACATGCTCGCCGTTGGAGGGGTCACTGACGTCGCAACGGCTGCGGATGGACTGACATCCGTCCTGAATGCCTATGGCGATAAGGTCGAGAGCGCTGCCGCGGTCTCTGACGCGCTTTTCGTGGGTATGCGAGCAGGTAAGACGACCATCGGTGAGCTGTCCAATTCGTTGGGCAAGGTCGCGCCCCTCGCGGCCCAGGTCGGTGTGTCGTTTGACTCGCTCGTCGCATCCGTCGCAGCCTTGACAAAGGGCGGTATCAACACGCGCATTGCCGTCACTGGTGTTCGTGCGATCTTGGCTGCTGTCGTCAAGCCGACGAAGGAGGCCGCTGACGAGTCGTCGAGGCTCGGTTTGCAGTTCAATTCCACTGCACTGAAAGCCAAGGGCTTTGCAGAATTCATGAAGGATGTCGTCACGGCTACTGGCGGGTCGTCGGACTCGCTGGCGAAGCTGTTTGGCGGCGTCGAGGCGCTGATCCCTGCAATGGCACTCGCCGGTCAGGCAGGCGTCGATTTCACGGCGATCCTCAAGGACATGGAAACGAAATCGGGTGCTACTCGCGAAGCATTCGAAAAGTTCACCAACACGTCGGACTTCCAGGCTGCGCGGCTCAAGGCCAACCTCAACGTGGCATTCATCCAGCTGGGCACGATCCTGTCGCAGATCATCACTCCTGCGATCAAATTCCTCAACGATAATTTTGAGGCTCTGAAGCGGTTCGTTATCGTTGCAGCGGCTGGCTTTGCTGCCGTGTTCTCGCCGGCAATCGCTGCCGCAGGCGTTGCCGTCGTCGCGTTCACGGGCAAGCTCGTCCTTATGGCAGCGGCCTTTGCCCTAACACCTTTCGGATTGATCACTACACTGATCCTTGGAGCCGCAGCGGCCTTGGCTTACTTCGGCGACACGACAGTCGAAGTGGGAGGCAAGCAGACCACTGTCTGGGGCGCGTTCATCGCGCTTCTGCAGGTCGCCTGGGATTGGGTCAAGGTCGGGATCGACATCCTGACTGAACTGTTCGGCACAGGCGTCGAGGAGGGATCAAAATTCTTCGACGCGACGTCGGACGGCCTCCTCGGCTTCTTCGAGGACTGGCGCGATACGATCATGGCGGTCACCGGCGGGATCAAGGATGGGATCAACATCTGGATCGGGTTGCACTTCGCTTTCGTCAAGTCGATTGGCACGGTGATCACGGAAGGAATTCCTGCATCGTTCAAGCTGGCGATGGCCCTTGCCAAGAACGTCGTGATCGACGGTCTGGAAGGAATCTCGAACCTGTTCCTGGCGCAGTTCGGTCTTGCAGGTGATGCTTTGAGCCTGCTGCCCGGCTTCGACGATAACCTGGGCGATCAGATTCGGGAGGCGCTCAACGTTGACCTGTCGGAGTTCCGCACCGACACGGGCGCGCTGATCAGCGAGGTTAAGGCAGTCGGTAGCAAGATCGGCGCAGTCTTCGAGGAGGAGCTGTCTCGCGACTTCATCGGTGAGGTCGGTGACGGGCTAGCAGCTCTGGGCGAGTCGCTCGAGGAGCAAATGGCTGCCAAAATCGAAGTGGCTTCCGAGGCTGCAAAGAAGCTGAAAACCGATACCGTCACGCTCACCGAAACGATCAACGGCGGCTTGATCCCAGCGTCCGAAGGAGCAGCCGCTGCGACCAAAAAGGTCAAGGACGAAATGGAAGAGCTGGCTCGCATCCGGGAGCGGTTCATCGAAGGTATTGATAGCGAGTACAATCGTATCCTGACCGCGACGGGTCACGCGCAGGAGGTCACGCGGGAGTGGTATCAAGAGCAGCTCGAGCAGCTTCGCACGCTGGGCCTCGAGTACACCGAGTACGCCAACAAGCTTGACGTCATTTTCAACGACCGAATGCAGAAGGCATACCGCACCGACCTCGACAACGCCACCGATTGGCGTTCGGGCATTGATCGTGCGGTCCTAGACCTGGGCGAATCCGTTGGTACGGAAGCCGACCTCGCAGGCACGGCCCTGACTTCGTTGTTCGATGGCGCAGCCACCGCAATCGTCGATTTCGCAACGACGGGAAAAGCCAACTTCAAGGACTTCGCTCGCTCGATGGCGGCGGACATCCTGATGATCACGACGAGGATGCTGCTCCTGAAGGCGCTCAAGACCGCAATCGGCGGCTTCTCTGAAGGCGGCGAAGTGGGCGATGGCGGAATCGGCTCGATCCTCGGTCTGGCTTCTGGCGGCTCTGTTCGCGGCCCAGGAACTGGAAAGTCGGATTCGATCCCGGCCATGCTATCGGACGGCGAGTATGTGGTCAACGCGGCCGCAACGAAGCAGTTCGGTCCTTTGCTCGAGGCGATCAATAGCGGCAACATGGAAATGGTTGGCCTCGCGACAGGCGGGCTTAGCAACGAGGCTGCAATCATGCCTGCGATCCCCCAGCGCGAGGAAAGCAAGGCCCCTGACGCGCCTGCTGCCGCGGGTGGCGGCAATATTACAATCATCCCGTCCATCGGTCCTTCGGACATCGCCAATTCGTTCGACTCCGACGAAGGTAGCAAGGTCATGGTCAACATGATGGAGCGTAACAGGACGCAGATCAAAAGGATCCTCTCGTAATGCCGAATACAACAGGCACAGCCAACACCGCCGTTGATCTTCAGATCGCGCTAAACACCCACCTGACCGCGAACGGGTGGACCAAGCTGCTGGGCAGCACGGATCAGACTTGCGCCTCACCGATCACCGCCCGCTATTGGCGTATCCTGGTCACGGAATCGCAACAGACGCTGGACGATTTCAGGGAATTGAAACTCCTCAATTTCAGGACGACGTCCGGGGGCGCGAACGTCACAACGACGGCAGGTGATTGGACGATCTCGTCCATCGGTACGGGATCGGCTTCTGATCTCGTTTCAGGCACGGGCGCGTTGCGGTCTGCTGATATCGACGACGCACACTGGACACTGACCTACGATTTCGGTTCGGGAACCATCGTTCGCGAAGTAGTCATGCAGTGCGGCGATGAAGACTTCGCTCCCGAGTCGTTCTTTTTGCAGTGGTCGCACGACAACTACACCTGGAACACCATGCTTTTCGAGACGTTCCAGTCGTGGACGACCGACGAGACAAAAACCTATACGATCACGGACACCGACGTTTACGCTGACCACTACGACGGTACCCACGTTCGCCGGACAGGGCTCAATAGCGCGACCCAAGGTGACGACCAAAAGTGCCAGGGGTTGTTCTTGTGGCAAGGTCCCGGGTACGATGCGACCCGTCGCGTCTACATCAACTGCACGGCGCAGTATTCGCTGGGATCGAGTTACGAGAATTGGGTCCTTGGCGCATCGACGCAGGATTTTGATGAAACCTTGATCTCTCCATGGTCCCAGGCGTCAGGAGCTGACAGTGGCGCAAATCCTCGCTTTACTATGCCTTTGGGACCTTTTACTTACTGGATCTATTCCAATTCGTCGCGGGTTATTGTCGTTGTAAAGAACGGTGTGGACGACTACTTGATGTGCTACCTTGGCTTCGCGAAAGTATTTGCCGATCCTGACGACTACCAGTTCCCGCTCGTCGTAGCTGGTCCGCACTATACGAACAACGACCTGACCGTTGACAACGCTCGGGACTCGAACCCGCATGATCCCGGCGACGGTGGCTCTTTCAGGATGATGCGCTGGGATGGTACCTGGGTCACATTCGGCAACCATCCCAGCAACGCCAACACCAGTCTTTATACCGATACTCCGTACCGCTTCGTCTGGCCGTATCACGGCGGCTCTGCAGGTGATGGCAGCTGGCCTGCAACACCTTACGGCGACAATGACTCCTATGGTACGCACTGGCTTGCGCAGGTCGTTCCCACGGCCCAGAGCGAGCTGTTCTTGTGGCCTTGTATCATGGTCGGTCTCGACTTCGGTAACTACGGTGCGCTGGACGGCGTGTTCGCCGTTCCTGGCGGCGGCATCCTTTCGCCCGAGCAGTTACTCACAATCGACGCGGTCGACTACCGTGTTTTCTCGAACCGACAACGGTCCGATGGTAACCACTACTTCGCGATCCGGGAGGATTGATCAATGCCTTACAGCACGGGATCTGGCACCTACAGCGATATGATGGACGACGTGCTTGCGCACGCGCTCGTTGACGGGTGGACAGAGGTCGGTGGGGGCGGTACGGGCTGGCCCATCGAAACGCCTTCAAATGCCTTCTTTATCGACTACTCGACCGACACCTTTTCCGAGGCCGACAACACGGCGGGAGGGGCTGGCGGCACGTTGACGCAGCGGAATTTGAGGTTTGGGGCGTCCTCGACGAGCGGCGCAGGTGCGACGTCAAATGCCACTTCAGGTACCATCGTGTCCAAATCCCTGGCCTATACGATCACGGCCTGGCACATCTTTTCTGAGCCCGCTGTCTCCGATCACATCATGGTGTGCTTTGAGTTCGCAACGGCTGCCGATGCAAAGGTCTATGGGCACTTCGGTTTCGGCTGGCTCGATCAAGGCGGGCTGACCCACGGCGGTGTTTTCTTCAGCGGTGGGCAAATCGGTCGGGCATGGGCGACGGACGGCGGGACGTCCGACGATTGGAACGACCTGGCGAGCATGGAGTGGGCATATGGTGGGGCATACGGCGCGAGCGACAACGGGCTGTCCAACCTCGATATCAGGATCAGAACTACCAGTCACCCTGTCCCCTCACCAGGCCCAGGAGTAGGAGGCTGGCCTTCGACAGGAGTAGGGTATTCGGCGGGCGCTTTCGTCTGGGCGGTGAACCGTCCAAACGCCGTGACCGCTTCACCGGTGGTCTACAGCAACGGTTCGAGCGTGGCGGTCAACTGGAACATCGTTGCGGTCGATCAGCAGCCGTTCTCGGGCGCCGTGTCTTTCATGCCGCTACCGATCTTCATCATGAACGGTACCACGTCCTCGTCAACGATGTTCTACGCGGGCGCGATCCCCAACATTCGACTCTGTTCCATGGACGGCTTTTCGGAAGGCGACGAGGTCACTTATGGCGGCGATACCTGGGTGCTGTTCCCTGTGCTAGCGCTCAAGAATGACAGCACCTTGCTCGACGCCTACACCGTCACATCGGGAAGGGTTGGCTACGCCTACAAGAAGGTGTCCTAGTGGCTCATGTCGTTGTCGATTTCACCCATTCTGCTCCCGTCGATTTCACCGACCTTGTCACGGACGGCGCTTTCGCGAACGTGTCGCTATGGACGTCGCCGGTAACGCCAGGCTCCTGGACGTTGCTCAACAGCTCGCTGACCACGGGGCAGGCTGATCCGTTTGGGG